ATCAATGATAATTCTTCTTCTAATTCTTGTAATGCGTTTGCTTGCGTGAAGGCACGACCCAAATCTTCTAGTTGAGCCTTTTGTTCTTTTATTGCTGCTGAAACTTTATAATATTCTTTGATCTTTTTGGCACTTTCAATCTGTGTAGTAGTTGCAGATTCTTGTACCTTTTTTATCTCAGCATCGATCTGTGCAGCAACACTAGCGCCTTGGCTTGGATCAGCCATCGCTTCTGCACGTTTCTTAGCAAGTTCATCTAATGTCTTTATGAATTCTTTATGAATTTCATCTCTATTTTTGTCTAATGCAATTTGTTCTTCAGTCATGGAAAGATATTTTATATCATTGGCTAATGATTTTAGTCTTTCCGTATTTTGTTCAGCAAAGGCTTTGGTTATTTCTCTTATAGATAGTAAGTATTTTTCATTTTCTTTTGTATTATTAGCCGTTCTATCTATATTTTTATCTGTCTTTTGTGCATTTTTATCTAATTCATTGCCTAATTCTTTTGCACCTTCTGCTGCAGGTTTGAAATAATCTATGCCAAGATAAGCCATCAATTCTTTGAATTTTGTGCCTACATAACTTAGTTTTTCAGCAAGCCAATCTAATACATCAAAACCTGTAATAGTTTTGATTAGGAAGTTCAATGCTTGTGCTACGCCAATAATGACACCAACAACACCGGCAAAACGTAATAATATTCGCAATACATTTAGTAATGCAAATCCAAGACTTGCTATTCCACCTGCTCTTGCGGCTGTACTTGCCAATGCGTCTTTTAGTCCAAATAAACCTAATACTGCTGCTGCAAGATTTTTAGGTAATGCACGTAAATTGGCAAAGATATATTGTATTTGTTTACCAAAGAATCCTGCAGTTTTAGTTGTAGCCTGTAACGCATCACCCATTGTTCTGATAGCAGGTAATACCTTAGTGAATATCAAGAATGCAGTGCCAAGTATTGTTATTATTTTTACTAACTCGGCTAATGATTTGGCAAGACTTTCAGTATTACTGGTAAGTTTTTCTAATGTAATTAGTAATCCACTAAACTCTTTACCTAATGCTGCACCAAACTCACCTTTGAATTTATTTAGGTTATCAAATACTTTTCCAGCAGCAACTAGTCCTGGCTCTGCATCTTTCGCTGATTGTTTTAGAGTAACAAATTGATTTGCAACACTAGTAAAATCAACACTACGTGCCTTTTTACCAAGCAAGTCCATTTTGATACTGACTGCTTCGCTACTATTACCTAATTGTCCTAAACCATTGATGACCTTATTGGTAATCTCTTCTTCGCTTAGTGTACCTAAATCTTGTAGACTTACACCAACTTTTTGAAACGATTCAATAAGTTTGTCATTACCGCTAGCAGCATCTTCTATACTTTGATATAATTTTAGTATCGCTTGTTCTGCACCTTCAGCATCGCCACCGCTTTGTGAGAATGCTTGACGCAATGCAACAATACTTGATACAGCCAAACCAGTAGCATCACTAAGATCAGTAATAGCATCGGCAGCACGAAACATGTTAGTAATCATTGCACCAATTGCAAGTCCACCTACGATGTTGCGTAACTTACTAAAACTATTGCCTAATGTATCAACTTGTTTTTGTACTTTGGCAAGACTTTGCTGTGCCTGTGTACTGTTGACGTTTAGTGTTGCTGTACTGGTTACGCTCATATTACTTACCTGACATTATTTTATTGAAACGGTCAATGATATATTCTTCAGTAGGCTTTACCATACCTTCAGGACTTTGTTTTGACCAACCTTGATCTAATCGTTCTGCATATGCGTAACCAGCAACTATATCTTTTTTATTCTTTAGTTTGGTATTACGTCTAGCATTACCGCTACGTACAGGTGTTTCTTTTACAAATACTTTGTATGCTTCATCAGGAATTTTACCAATTGCCTTCTGTTGCTTTTTCAGCAAGGGTGTAAGATTATTTGTAAATTGTAAATTCATCTTTAGCATTATTTTTGTCTCTTCATAATCTTCATCAACTCTTCTTCTGTATAATCTGGTAACGGTGCCTTGCCACCATTTGCTGCTTTTTGATTGTGATAATTCTCAAACGTCAATGCTGCATCCATAATATACAAATCAAAAGTATTTCCTCTTGCTAACACCTCACTTGGTAAAAGACCATATCTTTTACCTATTCCATCTACTTGCAATATTGACACCATCTTAGCACTCTTGAGGTCGATGGTGTCATTTGTTATTTTCCCAACTGTTCTGTCACCTTTGCAATCGCTTTCATTAGTACGCTTGTTGGTAACATATTTTTATCTGACAATACTTGCTGACCGTTTTCATCTAAGATAAGTGTTTTGACTACACTGATCAAATCACCTGTATTCTTTTGGTCTAGATTGGCAAGGCGCATAAACACTTCCATTGGTTGACGATCATATGTGTAAAACACGATTGGTTCGCCATATGTCTTGACTGTTTCTTTGTCGTCAAGGCTTACTTCAACTAATTGGGGTTCTGCTGCGATTTGTGAAAGTTTCATTTGTTTCTCCTTATTGATTTATTCTTTCTTTTATTTATATTCAATTACCAGAATATTTGTCATAATATTCTTCAAGTAATTGATTTAGCAATGCTAAACGAAATGCCTGTTTGGCTTTCATTTGCCTTATTGTTTGTTCCATACTATTGAGCATGGGTAATAGTTTTGCTTCATCTGCGATTAGACTACGCAATTTTTCTTCATTTGTTTGTAACCATTGGTCAGTCATTTGTTCACCTATATAGTAGAAGAGGACATTTCTGTCCTCTTCTGTTTAGCATGATTTAGATGCTGTCACTTGATGCAGTATACATTGTACCGTCTACAGCGATAGTGATTGGTGTTACGAACACTGGAGCATCTGGCGCAGCAGTTGGTGCTAATGCGCTGATGTATCCTGTGCCTGAACTATAATAAACATTGCTTAGATTGGCGATGTTTCCACCGACAATGTTTGCTTCGCTTACGTTATAGTTCCATACAACCAAGAATTGTACAGGTACTTTGTTCTGTGAAAGATATGCAATACCTTTGTTACTTGCTCCAGAATTTGCGACATTCGCACCGAAATAAGCAGTTGGATCGATTACGATGTTCATGCTGATTTCGTTATCTGCTGGAGTAGTTACCTTATTGGTATCTTTGCTACAGAAATCTACATATGAGTAGATACCTGTACTTGCTGAGATTGTTATATCCTGCAAGCAAGTCACTGATAGTACGTTTGCACTAGCAATATTACCGTCTTCCAATTGAGTAGTGTTACCAATCGATGTTGACAATAATACTAGTGGATTAGTACCAGTTTCATTGACTGTTATACGTGCCATGTTAGTTCTCCTATAAGTTGTGTGGCATCAATTATTGAAATTCAAGCGTTTTAGATTGAAAGTATAGGTACGTTTTTCACTACGATTACCTATCACGATATCTTGTGTAAAAGTAACTTCATAATAGCCATTGAAAAATGCTGCGTCAGCCGCCATACTTTGTATGCGTTCTTCGATAAAAACCCATTTAGGATCATCTTGAACGCTAACAAATAATATGTTGAACTGATCAGTCATTGTATAAATGCTACCGCATCTAGTGATACCTAATTGATATACATCTCTACCAGCGGTAGCAACATCATCAACATAGATACCATAAGGTACGATATCATCTTCAGCAGGATATATGCCTGATACTTCAACGATAGGTACAAGTGTATCTGTAACTACCTTGAGGTAATCAATTACATTCTGCTTGACTAATAATGGAATATTACTCATTAGAAATACCTACGATCACCATTGAAATAATCTACGTCACTAGTCCAATTCTCTTCTAACTTAGTCGTTGGACCGTTAGGAGCATCTTGGTTCAGATCATAGAAGTTCATTAGTTGTAGTGCCTTTTCCCATTCGAACTGATATCTACGCAATGCATGATCATAGTTGGCTCTGTCAACATCGTTGACGTTACTAACATCTGATACGATTGATTCGTAGAATATTTTCACAGCCATGAATGTATCAAGTCTTACCAATGTCTGATCATTTTTGATAAGCAAACTTGGATTGAAACTTGATATCAAGGCACCATTAGGTAAATTAGTGTAATATGTTGCCCCTAGCACCGTATCGCAATACTTTGGCCACCAACCAAACTCAAGTTGATAAAGGATCTCTTGACTTCCTACATGGAAGTAATCATCCCAATTGACCTGCATTTGCGCAGCGCGCCTTTCAGCAGCAGGATCATAGAATATGATATCCTGTACTGTTGCATTGCTAATTCGTTGATAGGGGACTGACATATTATTATTTTCCTATACTAATTCAATATTAGGCTTGCCAAATATTGATTGCGCCACCGCGTCTTGGATCGGCTACACCGGCACCCATATAAGCAAGACCAGTCAACCACATCTGTAGTCCGCCTGGCTTCTCACCCATCTTGATCTGTAGTCCTTCTTTGAGTACTGTGAAGATCGCAGTCTCGTGGAAGTAACCACCAACTAATACTGGGCTAGGTGAACCTTGACCTAGTAATGGACGACTTGCTGCTGGCAAGAATGTAGTGAAGATTACTGCGCAACCATAAACGCTTTCGATGCGTCCAGTTGACAATAATTCATTACCAAGAGCAGATAGGTTTGAACCACCTGACTGAGAAACAGCACCACCAGTCAACTCAGCAAGCATACGATTCAATGAAGAACCATCTTGTCCTGCAGGAGTTGCAGATACAACTGCTGCATCACCATTGCTGTCCAATACGATGATTGGTGTGCCTGGTAGACGAGCAACTTTGTAATTCTGCTTGACGTTACGTACTAATTGTAGTACGCTGTTTGAAGTGAAGCCCTGTGTCCAACCTGCAGTGTTTGCAGGAAGACCGGCTGCTAACAATTCCATTGCACCTAACTGTGTTGGACGAGCAAAGCCGTCTGCTGGAGCAGGTGAATAGTTAGTGTTGCCTGGTGTTGATTTGAATGATAGGAAGGCTTCGCATACACGAATGTCAACCTTTTCACCATAACTCTCACCAAGTTCAGCACCTAATGTTGCAGCAAGTTCAAAACTTGTTGTCCAGGCGTAGAATACCAATCATGTTACGCTTGCTTTCGCAAGGGAGAAACCTCTTCGGATTTCTCTCTACCGCTTCTTTTGTTATACGGTAGTTCAGACTATCGCATCATCCACTTGGGATGTTCTCTCACTTAGTCGTTCAGGCTGCACAGTTTTCACTTGCTTGCCCCCTGTTGTCCACTTCTGGAGTTCCAAGTCAATCAGAGAGAATTTTTCCATAATACCTTTCGATATTAGGCGACAAGTGCAAACAATTCATCATTGCTTGCAAGTTTATCGAACGCCGTCGCTGCAACTGCTGGAGTTGCTGTAATAGAACCTTGACCTAGTGAAGGATTTTGTTCAACTGCTAATGGTGATGGTCCGAAACCGTCGCCACTGCCTGATCCTGCTGGGTTGTAGTCCTGATATGTGATTGGTGCAAAGTTAGGCACCAAGTATTGATTGCCCTGATTAGGGGCAACGACCTGTGTGAACTCTACGAGTCCAGTGCTTTCGTGCATAGCACGTAAAGCGAAATTTGCGATTGCAGTTGTGAAACCATCGGCTTCGTTATTGCCACCGCCTAGTACGTATGCCATTTTAGTATCTCCTATTGTTGGCTATTATACGATCTTTCTAGATGCTGTTGAGACAGTTGCACTTACGTTAGTTGCCTTCAATCCTACTCCTTTACCTAAACCCATCTTTGCTGCCCATGCATTGAAAGCAGCAGGATCTTTAGAATAATCAGGAATCTGATCTAATGGCGCACCAGCGAAATTGCTTTGTCCAGGGCGCAATCCAGAACCGTTTGATAAATTACTTTGCTTGAGCAACTTAGGGTTACCTTGAGCAACTTCTTCTATCAAACCTTTTATTGTTAGTGGGTTACCGTCCATGCCATATCGTTCTTGTCCCTTAGAATTGACGATTGCAAATGATCCATCACGCTTGAACTGTAGATTACTTTTGATTTTTTGCAATGCATAGTCTTGTAAATCATTATCGAATCTATCGCCCATGTTGCGCAATATTTCAGTGTCTAATTCTTTCATACGCAAGGCTCGCTCTTTCTGAGCAAGATCACGTTGAAGTTTCATGAACTGATCACGTAGATCGGTAGTGTCATTACCTACATCACGCCCCATGCGTGGTTCTATTGCAGGCTCTAACTCCACTGGCTGTGCGTTGCCACCGGTACTTTGACTGGCAGTACGTGCGATGTAACCAATCGCTGCCTCTACACTTTCAAAATTCTGACCGCTTGCTTGAGACAAGGCGTTCAATATTGAACTTGTAGTGCTTTTGCGAATAGCACCTGCATTTACTTTACCATCAGTTGCGACATTATCCTGTGTTGCGTCAGGGGCTGTGGCGTTGCCATCGAGATTATTTTCTAACATATTTCCTCTTTATAGTTATAACGTAACAAACGATTTTATCTTCCTGTGTTTATACCAGTCAATTGACTTGCAATCGCTTGATTGGTATAATAACTCTGTCCAGTATAAGTCACAGGAGTACCTATACCTTCATCATTATATCCAACGCCTTCATCGCCGGCGCTGTCATATTCTGTATCATCACCATAGATACCTTCAGTCTCACCAAATTGTTCTGGTGTGACGATCTGATCACCAAGATCACGACTCATTACTTGTTCGTTATCTTTTGTCATCAAATCTTTGACTTGTGTATCAGTTATGGTATTGATGTATGCTTGTTCATATTGTGGTATCTGTTCAGCAGGAGCAAGCATACCAATAATTTCTTTTGCTATCAAATTATCAATGATAGGATTATTCTGTACTAAATTCTTTGCCTGACCCATCAATGCTAGTCTATAGTTAGTATCATGTGCTTCATAATCAGTGTTATAATGTACTTCACCTGCCCAACGCATATTCATAAAACGTGCGGCAAATGTGAATATCAACTCTTCAGCGACTTCCATCAAGCGGGCTTTGCTCTTTGCGAGTCTATGTAATTGTTTTCGTTCCTCTATGATGGCTACGCCACTCGCTAATTGATTCTTTGTATTACGCAAGCCACCTAATCCTGTTAGACCTTCGATACTCTCAAGTATCTCACGCTGGCGACTTGTAACTTTGTCAACATCACCAGTATCTACAGGAATAGTTTCTACTTGTCCTTGACTTGCACGAACTATAGCACCAGCATGTACAGGTATGGCTACCCCTTTATCTGCACGAATGATTGTCTTGGCAAACTGTATTGAAGTATATGCTTCACATTCTAGTTTGTAATGTTCACGCTGTGCGTCACTTGCGCTATCGATATCACTTACACCTATATCGATTGTGCGTGGATCACGGCGTCCATAAACTATAAAGCCGGGAATAGCCATACCGGGTGGGTACTCGCCCCTACCAATTTCTTCAACATCGCCTTTAGCGACATTCTTCCCTACTTTATAACTCACCCAATAACTTGGATATTCATCTGTACCTAGATGATAACATTTTAGATACCAATTATCCTTATCTTCTGCTTCTAATATCTTGACATGCTTGATCATTGGCTTGCCACCAAACCATTCCCATTCCCAGTTCCATACATTCAATGGATTGACTGCTACAACATATGGTCTGCCATAGTTAGCATCGCCTTGTACTGGCATGTCAACAAATACCCAACAATGACCATAGATGCTAGTAAGATCACCTACTTGTTCCATGAAGCCATCTAATGTACGATTGTTTAGATCAGCATCTAATAAAAATAATTGTGCCCACTCTGTATTATCAGGATTTATGTAAGCACCTGTTGGCGTGCAGAATTTCAATTCACGCTTGACACCTGGCTCAAATAATACATCATTGATAGTATCAACAATGTATCTACAAATTGGTTGTGCAACTGTGTTTTGTACTAGATCAAGATAAAGGTTGCTATCTTCACTTGGGCGTTTCTTACGAACATATGTTTTGAAAACATATCCACCAAGATATGCATATTGATATCCTAGCATCTGTTCATAAATTGCGTTGTATATTGGATTCTTGTGTATAAGGTCTTGTGCGTTCATATGGTATTCCTAGCGATTATTCTTCGTCAAGATATTCGTAATAATCGCCGCCGAATTTTTCATCGACATATTCTTCTTTTTCCATCTCGACATATTCTTCGACATCCATATCCATGACATCTTCAGTTTCTTGTGTATAAACACTAAACTCATCCAATGCTCTCATGACTTCTGGAAATTCACCAAAGGCACGATCAATTTCACTAGTGCTATGTCCCATATCAGTAAGATATCTTACTACGTCTTTGGCAAGATCATAATGGTCATCTTGTGGAATATAAAATTTGCTTATGGCGTACATTTCAACCATCATGTCAAAATCCATGGCGTTTCTCCATATATGTCATGTATTTATACTTCACAATACCTTTTTACATGTAAAGTCATTGCAGTCTTTGTGCATACGACTGAACCATACAACATGTGTTGATACATTACAATGTTCACAAGTGACATAAGGAATCTTTGGCTTCATAAAAGATTTGCCATGTTTCTCTGCAATACGTTGATGTCTAGTCTTAGCATTGCCTAATACTAAATGATCAGGATTCACACATAACTTGTTTAGGCATGTATGTTGTACTTCTTTCCATTTTATTTGTAAGCCTTTATGTCTTGCCATTGCACGATGTACTGTTACCATCTTTGCATCGCCTAATCGTGTATCACCTTTGATCAAACCGAATCCTGCATTGTTCACTGGGCCGGTCCATACCCAGCATTTACTTTTATCTTTTGGTATCTTTGTGCGTTCTAATACACGTTCATGTACAGGTGTATATCTGTTTATAAATTTACTCATACTTGTATTTAGTACACCATATGATCTGGTACATTTTCATCACCATTGACGATTTCTTCCCATGTTGGTCCACCTGGATATAATGGACTCTCAGGCATGTATTCTTGTCCTGGTATTTGCATATATCTTTGATCCATACCAACAAATTCTTTTATAGTTTGATCATGTGTTATTGGGAACAAGTGATGTATACCATAACGCAAACAGTCACCAAGACCATCTATGTGTGCATATTTTTGTTCGGTATATTTGACTAATCGTTTACGACTACCATCTTCGAAATGGTATGTACTCAATGCTTCTAACAATAATTTGTCATCACTTTTTACAAACAATCCACCTCTATTGATGAAGGCATTGACTGTGTTATCTGTATCGCTAATCAATGGATTGCTCTTACGACTATTGACGATAGTGAAACCATATTTCTCAAGTATGATACGATCTGTGATACCGAATGGACTTGTAGTGTCACGATTCACTTGTGTACCTGACATGTCTATCACGCTATAGATTCTACGTTTTGGAAAATCAATACGTATGGCTTCTGCGATACCTTCTGTGCTACAGTCAGGTATGGCATAACTTTTGAGTACTTCTAATTTGTCTTTACCAACTTGCGCAACAATAGCACACATTACACGTTTGTTGAAGTCCGCAAAATGGTATAGATCACCACCTCTATCTACAATATTGTCAGTAGTATGTTTGTGTTTGTCAAATGTATAGAAAAATTGATCAGCAACACTTTCCCAACTACACAAATAATCTTGTGCAAACTTTAGCGGACTTAGTAACTTCTTTTGTTCTTCAATGAACTGTCGATTACCACTGCGCATCTGTT